GGAATAGAGGAAATGGCGAAAATAGCCCTTGACGATTACCCAAATGAATTCCTGACAGGATATATCGTAGCTTTAAAGAAAAATATCGAGAGGCTGAGAGGCGGTGACAGCAAATGACAATAGATGAATTTAAGCTGAAACAGAATCTGCCTTACGAAGCGAAGGTACGTCACGCAGAGATCAGAGCTTGGGAGTTCTACAACAAAGTGTACGGCGATCTTAACGCTACTTGTCACGTTTCTGTCGGAGGACTTGATAGCATTACACTTCTTGTGTTTCTTCGAAACATAGGCATTGATGTTCCTGCCATAAGTGTGTCTATCTTAGAAGATAGAGGAAATCAAGAGATACATAAGCAGCTGGGTGTTACATCTATAAAGCCATATATGAGCAAAACGCAGGTGCTCAATCAACTTGGCTTTCCGGTCGTTAGCAAAGCCAAAGCCAATAAGATAAGCTATCTGTTGCAACCTAATGCGGACAAACAGACATTTATTCACGCAATTATGACAGGTGATATGGGCGAACAGGGTGGCTTCAAGCACTCCGATCGCATCAAGTTGCAAGATAAGTGGATAAAGCTCTTTGGCGGTAATTATGCGCATATGCGACCTGATCTTGACATACGACCTGTACCAAACTTCAAAGTATCGTCAAAATGTTGCTACTATATGAAGGAAAAGCCTTGCGACGATTGGGCAAAAGAACATAACAGCTATCCATATTTGGGACTTATGGCGTCAGAAGGCGGTCAAAGGGAAATGGCACTAATGAAAAACGGCTGCAACTATTATGGTAAAACTACAACACGAAGCTGTCCGTTTGCTATATTCACGAGGCAAGATCTGTTACAGCTTGCTCTTGACCTTAATGTACCCGTTCCAAGAGCATATGGAGAGATCAAACGCAAAGAAAATGGTGAGCTTTACACTACGAGAGCGCAGCGTACGGGCTGTTCAATGTGCGGCTTTGGTATACATATGGAGCAGCGTCCTCACCGCTTCGATAGACTACGTGAAGATAATCCTGCTGAATGGGAATACTGGATGAAACGCTGCTGTAAAGACGAAGACGGCACAGTTTATGGCTGGGGACGTGTGCTTGACTTTATAGGTGTTGAATGGAGATAATGAGAGGAGAGAACTAAAATGTCAGTAAAAATAAACTCACTTGAATTTGAAAACGTAAAGAAAATAAAAGCTGTGCAGCTTGAGCCTGCAAAGAATGGACTTACTGTTATCGGCGGTAAGAACAGGCAGGGCAAGACCTCTGTACTTGACGCTATCGCTTGGGCACTTGGGGGAGATAAGTACAAGCCGTCCTCTCCTCAGCGTGAGGGGTCTGTTGTCGAACCGCACTTGAAGATCACCCTCGATAATGGTATCGTGGTGGAGCGTTCGGGTAAGAACAGCTCCCTCAAAGTCACCGACAGCACAGGCAAGAAAGGCGGTCAGCAGCTGCTCAACAGCTTTGTGGAGCAGTTCGCCCTTGACCTGCCACGATTTCTTACACAGTCGAGCAAGGAAAAGGCTGCAACTCTGCTTAGGATAATCGGCGTGGGCGACACCCTCTATGAGTTGGAGCATAAGGAACATTCCCTCTATGACCAGCGTACCGCTATCGGCAGGATAGCTGACCAGAAGTCTAAGTTCGCAAAGGAAATGCCTGTGTACGCAAACGTCCCTGCCGAGCCTGTTTCAGCTTCGGAGCTTATCAGACAGCAGCAGGATATACTTGCTCACAACGGCGAAAATCAGCGTAAGCGTGACCAGAAAGAATACTACGAAAAGCAGTTGGAGCTTGCTAAGTCTGCCTATGAGCGTGCAAAAGCAAGCTATGAAGCGGCAGTGAACAACTTCAAGCTTGCAAGCCTTGACGCACAAGACCTTGTGGACGAAAGCACAGCGGAGCTTGAAAAGAACATCTCAGATATCGAGGAGCTGAACAAGAAGATAAGAGCAAACCTCGACAGGGAAAAAGCTGAGATAGATGCTGAGGACTACCGTTCACAGTATACATATCTCACTGAGCAGATAGAGGAGGTAAGGCAGGCAAAGACTGACCTGCTGAGCGGTGCCGACCTGCCCCTTGAGGGTCTTTCCGTTGAGGACGGAGAGCTGCTGTATAACGGGCATAAGTGGGACAGTATAAGCGGAGCTGAACAGCTTATCGTCGCTACCTCTATCGTGAGAAAGCTCAACCCTGACTGTGGTTTTGTCCTGCTGGACAAGCTTGAACAAATGGATACCGACACCCTTGATGACTTCGGCAAGTGGCTTGAAGCACAGGGCTTGCAGGCGATAGCCACAAGAGTTTCCACAGGTGACGAGTGCAGTATCATTATCGAGGACGGCAGGTCAATGGACAATGATAAGGAAGAAAACACAGAAACGAAAACTTGGAAAGCAGGTGCATTTTAATGTATGAGATAACATCAGGAGTTGTAAGCTCCGCACAGAAAGTCGTGATATATGGTCCTGAGGGCATAGGCAAATCCACCTTTGCGGCTCAGTTCCCCGACCCTGTATTTATTGATACAGAGGGCAGCACAAAGAAGCTGAACATCAGACGTTTTCCTAAGCCAACAAGCTGGGAAATGCTCAAAAACGAGGTAAAGGAAGCTATGAATGGCAGGCTCTGCAAGACCCTTGTCATTGATACATTTGATTGGGCTGAACAGCTTTGCATTGAAACTATCTGCTCGGCACATCAGAAGAAAGGCATTGAAGATTTCGGCTACGGCAATGGCTATGTTTACGAGAAAGAGGAGATAGGCAAGTTTCTTAATCTCTTGCAGGAGGTAGTTGACAGCGGTATCAACGTTGTACTTACGGCTCACGCTCAGATGAGAAAGTTTGAACAGCCTGACGAGCTGGGCGCTTATGACCGCTGGGAGTTAAAGCTCGGCAAGAAAACTTCTTCTCAGATATCGCCTCTTGTGAAAGAATGGGCAGATATGGTGCTGTTTGCAAACTACAAAACATATGCAGTAGCTGTGGATAAGGACGGCAAGAAGTTCAAGGCTCAGGGCGGTGACCGTGTTATGTACACCACACATCACCCTTGCTGGGATGCTAAAAATCGTGACGGACTTCCGTCTGAAATGCCTTTTGAGTATAGTGGTATAGCTCATCTGTTTGTGTATACACAGCCTGCTGAAATGCCTAAGCCTGTGCCTGCGCCGACAGTTCAGACAGCACAGCCTACACAGACCGCACAGACTGCCACACAAAAATCGGACGAGCCTCTTACTGATCTCAGCGGCTTTGAGGACGTTGCACCACCTATCGTTATCCCTGATGGCATACCGAAAGCGCTTGCAGACCTTATGAGAGCCAACAACGTAAGCGAATCGGATATACGTCTTGTGGTATCTCAGAGAAACTATTTCCCTTATGATACTCCTATCACAAACTATCCTGACGACTTCGTGCAGGGCTGTTTGATAGGTGCTTGGGAGCAAATGCTGCCGCTTATCAGAGAAAATCAGAAAGTACCATTTATTTAAAAGGAGGACAACGCTATGGATAATTTTATGGAATACGGCTGGGAAGATGAGATAGTCAACGAGGGTGGGGACTTTGTCCTGCTCCCTGAGGGGGACTATGACTTCACCGTTGCAAAGTACGAACGTGCAAGGCACGAGGGGTCGGCGAAAGTGCCGCCCTGCAATATGGCAAAGGTCACATTCACCATTTGGGGTGCAGAGGACAGCGTGGAGATAACAGAGAACTTCTTCCTCTGCAATAAGTTTGAGTGGAAACTCTCAGCACTTTTCTTGGCACTGGGACTTAAAAAGCACGGTGAACCGCTGAAAATGAACTGGAACGCTATCACAGGCAAAAAGGGCAAGTGTCACGTCTACGTTGACAACTACAAGAACAAGGACGGCGAGGACAGGCAGTCCAACAAGATAAAGAAACTCTATGCCTATGACGAGAACGTGACTACCGTTCAGCCTGCCAAACAGCAGACGCCACAGTATAGTCAGCCTGCTCAGACAGGTGGCTGGAAAGCCGGTACGTTCTGATGATGAATTTAAGACCATATCAAAACGAGGCTAAGCTTGCTATACTCGAACAATGGTCTGAGGGAATAAACAAAGTCCTTGCAGTTCTGCCCACAGGAACGGGAAAGACAATACTTTTCTCGGCTGTTACGGAAGAATGTGTGCGGCAGGGTAAGCGTGTGCTTATCCTTGCCCACAGGGGCGAGCTGCTCGACCAGGCGGCGGACAAGCTTATGAAGTCAACAGGGCTTGGCTGTGCCACCGAAAAAGCAGAGCAAAGCTGTTTAGGCTCTTGGTATCGTGTAGTAGTAGGCTCAGTTCAGACCCTTATGCGTGAGAAAAGGCTCAAAGGCTTTTCGGAAAATTACTTCGATACCATTATCATTGACGAGGCTCATCACGCTATCTCAGACGGCTATCAGAGAGTGCTTGACCATTTTCCTGAAGCTCAGGTGCTTGGGGTAACGGCTACACCTGACAGGGGCGATATGAAGAACTTAGGCTCGGTGTTCGACAGCCTTGCATATGAATACACCCTGCCTCAGGCTATCAAAGAGGGCTATCTTTCACCTATCAAGGCTATCACCATACCGCTGAAACTTGACCTTTCAGGAGTATCAACTCAGGCAGGAGATTTCAAGGCTAGTGATATCGACACGGCACTTGACCCTTATCTTTATCAGATAGCTGATGAAATGCTCAAATACTGTAAGGAACGCAAGACAGTTGTGTTCCTGCCGCTTGTCAAGACATCGCAGAAGTTCCGTGATATCCTTATCAGCAAGGGGTTCAACGCCGCTGAGGTCAACGGAGAAAGCACAGACAGAGCGGAAATACTTGAAGCTTTCGACAAGGGCGAATACAACGTGCTGTGCAACTCTATGCTCCTTACAGAAGGCTGGGACTGTCCGTCAGTTGACTGCGTTATCGTACTAAGACCAACAAAGGTGCGTGGGCTTTACTGTCAAATGGTAGGCAGAGGCACAAGACTTTGCGAGGGAAAGACAGAGCTTTTACTGCTCGACTTTCTGTGGCACACAGAACGCCATGAGCTTTGCAGACCTGCACACCTTATCTGTCAGAATGAAGAGGTCGCTGAGAAAATGACCGAAAACCTTGCCAATGAGGCAGGCTGTGCAGTGGATATCGAAGAGGCAGAAAAACAGGCAAGCGAGGACGTTGTGGCACAGCGTGAAGAGTCTTTGGCAAAGCAGCTCAAAGAAATGAAAACACGCAAGCGAAAGCTCGTTGACCCTTTGCAGTATGAAATGTCAATACAGGCTGAGGACTTGTCCTCATATGTTCCTGCTTTTGGCTGGGAGTGTGCTCCTGCTACCGACAAACAGAAGGCAAAGCTTGAAAAGCTGGGCATTTTCCCTGACGATATAGACAATGCAGGCAAGGCAAAGCTTATCCTTGACCGACTTGAAAAGCGCCGCAATGCAGGACTTACCACACCTAAGCAGATAAGGCTGCTTGAAAGCAAGGGTTTTGAGCACGTCGGCTCTTGGAGCTTTGACAGCGCAAGCAGGATGATAGCTCGTATCTCTGCCAATGGTTGGAGAGTGCCGAGAGATATCGACCCGAAAACATACACACCTGAGAACTAAGGAGAAGTGAATGGATAACACAAATTTGCTTAAAATGCTTGAATACATAGACCCTGCAAGCTGTGATTATCAGGAATGGGTCAATGTGGGAATGGCTCTCAAGCACGAGGGCTATTCCGTGAACGATTGGGACAGTTGGTCAAGGTCAGACAGCCGTTATCACAGCGGTGAGTGCGAACACAAATGGCAAGGCTTTAACGGCAATGCTCAGCCCGTGACCGCAGGAACTATCGTGCAAATGGCAAAGGAAAGAGGATACAGCCCCCATGAGTTTAAGGCATACGATTGGGACGGCGAGATAGTTGCAGAAGAAAGCAGTCCCCTTGTAAACGGCGGTGAGGGCATACCGATCACCGAGCCTGCCCAATGGGATCCTGTCAAGGAGATAGTCACATATCTTGAAACACTCTTTGAAGCAGGTGAGAACGTGGGCTATGTTACGCAAACGTGGGAGACAGAAAAGGACGGCAAGACCAAGTATCTGCCAACAAAGGGCTGCTGTGACAGGACGGCAGGGGAGCTTATCAGGCTGCTGAACAGTTGCGGCGGCGACATTGGCTCGGTGCTTGGGGATTACAAAGAGGAGGCAGGAGCGTGGATCCGCTTCAATCCTCTTGACGGCAAGGGCGTAAAGAACGAGAATGTAACAGACTACCGCTATGCTCTTGTTGAAAGCGACAGTATGCCAATAGAACAGCAGAACGCTGTGATGAGAGAGCTTGAACTTCCTATCGCTGTGCTTGTATACAGCGGTGGAAAGAGCGTTCACGCTATCGTCAAGATAGACGCTCCCAACTATGATGAATACCGCAGGCGTGTTGATTTTCTTTACAAAGTCTGCAAGGAAAGCGGTCTTGACATAGATAAACAAAACCGCAATCCCTCACGTCTTAGCCGTATGCCTGGTGTGATGAGAAACGGCAAGAAACAGTTCATCATTGACAAGAACATAGGCAAAGAAAGCTTTTCGGAATGGAAAGATTACATAGAGAGTATCAATGATGATCTCCCCGACCCTGAGAGCCTGAGTGCTGAGTGGGATAACCTGCCTGAGCTTGCTCCGCCACTTATTGACGGTGTTCTCAGACAGGGTCACAAAATGCTCATTGCAGGTCCGTCAAAGGCAGGCAAGTCTTATGCACTTATCGAGATGTGCGTAGCGATAGCTGAGGGTGTCAAGTGGTTTGGCTGGCAATGCACCAAAGGAAAGATACTATACGTCAACCTAGAGCTTGACAGAGCATCTTGTCTGCACCGTTTCAAGGACGTGTACACCGCAATGCACCTAGAGCCTGAAAACCTCAGTAGCATAGACATATGGAACTTGCGAGGTCACAGCGTACCAATGGACAAGCTTGCACCAAAGCTTATACGCCGAGCAAGCAAGAAAAATTACATTGCCGTGATAATAGACCCTATCTACAAGGTCATAACAGGCGACGAGAACTCAGCAGACCAAATGGCGCACTTCTGCAACCAGTTCGACAAGGTATGCACAGAGCTTGGCTGTGCGGTCATATACTGCCACCACCACTCAAAGGGAGCACAGGGCGGTAAGCGTTCAATGGACAGAGCCAGCGGTTCGGGAGTATTCGCCCGTGACCCTGACGCACTTCTTGACCTTTCAGAGCTTGACATTTCAGACAGCCTTTACAAACAGCAGGAGGACGAAACTGTTTGCCGTATCTGTGAGGACTGGATGAGGAGATTTTACAGAAATACTGATGACCTTTGTTCACAGGACGATCTTGTTACGCCGTCAAAAATGCTTGAGATAACACACAAGTACCTGCACCCGAACTCATACAAGCTTATGATGGCCGACATAGACAAGGCTAAGCTTGCAGTAAGAAACCGCACGGCATGGCGTATAGAGGGTACTCTGAGAGAGTTCCCGAAGTTTGCTCCCCTCGATATGTGGTTTGATTATCCTGTTCACAGAGAGGATACTGTGGGCGTGCTTAAAGACTGCGAGGTAGAGGACATCTCACCGAATTGGAAGAAAAATTTCAGCAAGAAGAAGACCAATGAAGACCGCAGCAAGGAGCGCAAGGAGAGCATTGAAACGGCATTCAGCGGTGTGCAGGAGAACGGCAAGTGCCGCATTTCTGAGCTGGCGGAGTACATAGGAAAGAGCGAAAAGACCGTTGGAAGATACCTCAAAGAGCATGGTGGCTTTTGGATAGAAGAGGGAGAATGTGGCTTAAAAGCTCAGTAGACAGACAAGACAAAATCGAATTTTTGAACTTTAGACAGACAGGAAAAAATCGAAAAAGTGTCAGGACAAAATCGAGCTTTTTTCTTGTCGGACAATATCGAAAAGTACCGAGTTTGTCGGACGGACAGACAAATCTATTATTATAAACAATACTTTTTGTCGGGGGCTTGAAACTGCCCCGACGAAAAAGTAATCAGAATAATGACGCACGAGAGGAGCACACGCAGATGAAAGCAACAAGAAGTAAGGCAAGGCAAGACGTTGTTAATGTAGCTAAGAAAATGCCACCGCTTTTTCATAAGCTGCCTAATGAAGATTTCGACTATCGAAAATCACGCACGCTTTGGTGGCTCGTGAAACAGCCGCAGGTACTCAAATACATTTGGGATATGGTCAAACAGTCGGGAGCATTGGTGTATGATGACAAGTCACACAAGTGGCACGGAGTAGATTTCAAATGCGAGGAGGAAGATGATGACTGAATTTTTTATGGCAATGATACCGCCGACGGCTACAGCGCAGGAACACAAGGTGACAGTGAGAAATGACAAGCCGATATTCTATGATCCACCCGATGTCAAGGCGGCAAAAGAAAAGCTCACGGCAAACCTAGCAAGGCACAGACCGCCTGAAAAGTACATCTGTGGGATAAGGCTGATAACAAAGTGGTTATTCCCAAATGACGGCAAGCACAAGGACGGAGAATACAAGATCAGCAAGCCTGACACGGATAACTTGCAGAAGATGTTCAAGGACTGTATGACAAAGCTTGACTTCTGGACAGACGACCAGCTTGTGGCGAGCGAGATATGCGAGAAGTTTTGGGCGGACATACCCGGCATTTATGTGAGGATAGAGGAGCTATGACGATACACGAAGTAAAGAAAAGTCTCGGACGCAGGGTAAGCTACAACGGTTCTGACTGCTACGAACTGACAGGGTGCATTATCCGCAAGAGCAGTAAGACAGGTCAGTTCTTCTATCAGGCAGAGATCGCTGACAAGACTTGTGGCAATACGTTGGTGTATTGCAGGCTGGAAGAGTTGAGGTGTGAGGAGGCAAAAGAATGAAAACACATAATCTGAAACTTAGCATAGAATTTTGTGACGCCGTTCTGAGCGGTGAGAAAACTTTCGAGGTCAGAAAGAATGACAGGGGTTTTCAGACAGGAGATCTGATAAGATTTATACCGACTGACGGAACGTCTTATCGTAGCTCAGACGGCACAGTAAGAGAACACGCAAAACATGAGATATCAGAACATACATACAAGATAACATATATCCTCAACGGCTGGGGAATAAAGAATGGGTATGTTGTGCTGGGAATAAGAGAGGAGAGATCCTATGGAAAGAAACGACCCTATGACCATGCCACGCCTGAAAGCCTACCGCAGGAACGCCTCAGCCATTGAGGACATCAAGGCAGAGCTTTCGGGCAAGTACGTTGCCGACAGTATCAGCGTATGCACTCCGCCGTCCTACACACCACACAGCACACGCATAGAGGGCTTTCTGCCAAGCGGTGATACACTTTCATTGCTGTGCGAGCAGGCACGGCTAGAGCGTGAGCAGAGGGCTGTGGAGGAGTTTATCAAGGGGATAGAGGATAGACAAATGAGGAAGATATTTGTACTCAGGTTTGTAAAAGGCTTTACTTGGATACAGATAGGACACAAGGTCGGAGGTACAGCGGACGGCTGTAGAATGGCGGTCAAAAGATTTTTGCAAAATGCTTAAACTTGTTCGCTCTGTTCGTTTTACCTATGTTATAATTTAAACTGAGGAAAGTGTAGATACTATCTGACTTTCATAAAGATCCTCCAATAATTTTTACCCACGGAGCATACGCTCCGTATGTTCCGCAAAGTCAGAGTGGGTGCAATTCCCACACGGAACTCCAAGCCTGTTATACAGCTCGTAGACCGAGGACGTAAAACATCGGCGGCGTATAACTTAAAAACCTGCACACTTTGGCTGTGCGTCATCGGGTAGAATAGCCGAGGTTTCGTTTTTTGATGCCAAGTTTTTCATCTACCATAAGAGGAAAAACGGCGAATGCAGACCCAGAGGGATATACTTGAAGTCTGCACCAAGTCGGCGTGCTTCCGACAGAAAACAAAGGCACATCTCTCATATCTACTACATTGCCAACGTTTGCTCGCAAGGGCAGGCGTTCGGGCAGGGTCTGAAAGCCGTATTCCCCATACTGCGGCTTTCGATTTGCAGGTCGAGAGCGTGCCAGCTCAACATCTGCTCCACCATTTACAAAACTCCTTATAATATTTTCACAAGAGGCACTCCTATGGGGTGTCTTTTGCGTTGTGTCACAAAAGGTTCATAAATGTCGAATTTTGATATGTTGCATAAAAAAGGTAATTGACTTTTATGCAGTATATAGAAATTCGGTGCATTTCGTTGATTTTCGCTCTGATTAGTGATATTATTTAAGAAATATTATTATGAGGAGTGATTGTACTTGGTAGTCAAATTTAATGGTAATAAACCGTTTAAAATGGAGGAACATCAAACCAATAAACTTACTACAAAATGTTTTTTATGTGGACAACAGGCAAAAAGCCGAATATTTTATGATGGATTTGAGAATGGAAATTGCATATGTTGTAATTGTGAAGATCAGCTAAAAGGAATGTTTAAAGATTATTTATTAGCAGAATCAAACTTCAACAAAATAGCACTTGAAGAATTAGTGGAAGGATTACGCAATGAAACTATAACGCAGTTAGATAGCCAAATTCATAAAGAAGGCTATAAATATGCCCAAGAGGTTAACATTGTAGATGATTTCGATGATACATTAACCCTTCAAGAAGTTCAACAGAATAATATATTTTATTCGATAAAATATCAATTTTGTTATAACAAAATGATAAATTATATGAAGAATAAATATAATGAAGACCCTTATATAGTCAGATTTTTTGAAACTACGGATTACTATGACCCTGAGGGTTTGTATAGAAGAGATACAAATGCTATATGTGGCATTGCAAAAATATATAATAACGGAACCACGGTTATTTTTGGCGATTTAAAAGTTGTTTTGGATAGATCGAAATATAACCAATAAAATTAATAATATTGAGTGTTCAAAGCCCCACTAAATCGGGGCTTTTTTCATACCATAAAGAAAGGACGGTGCCCTCATGACAGCACGGCAAAAGAAATTTGCAGAATACTATGCTCAGAGCGGCAACACCGTTCAGAGTGCTATAAAGGCAGGATACAGCGAGAAGTATGCGAAAGCTGACGCCTGCAAAATCCTAGATAATCCTAGTGTTGCGGAGTATATCCGTGTGCTGTCCGAGAAAGCTCAGGACGAGCGTATAATGACCGCAAAGGAGAGGCAGGCACTCTTGTCTGATATCGCTAAGGACGGCAAGAATGACCCTGCTGACCGTATCAGAGCCGTCGATACCCTCAATAAAATGACAGGAGAGTATGTGGCTAAGATACAGGCGGAGGTCAAGACCTCTGAAAAGCTTTCAGACGTTTTCGCTCAGATAGGCGGTGAGGGGCTTGACGAGTAAGTTTCCCCTTTCGCAGAAGTATATGGACTTCATCAACAGTGTTCGGGGTGTGTCTGCGGATTTTCTTGAGGGGACTACCGCAAGCGGCAAAACAACTGTGGGCGCAGGAATAAAGTTCATGCGTATGGTGTCGGCAAGCAGGAAAAAGCTTCACGTCATTGCCGCTAAGACTACGGGAAAGGCTGAGGAAACTATCATTCAGCAGGATAACGGCATTCTTGACCTGCACACTAATGCTCGGTACTTCGGCAACGGTGATAAAGACTACAAACTGCCGCATATCAAGTTTGAGGGCAAGATAATCTATGTTCTGGGATATGACAACAAGGATAAGTGGGAAATGGTGCTGGGCGCTCAGTTCGGCTGCGTGTATATCGACGAGATAAACACCGCCGATATCGAGTTTGTTCGTGAGATGTCTACCCGAAACGATTACCTTATGGCGACCCTCAACCCTGACGACCCCTCGCTGCCTGTGTACAAAGAGTTTGTCAACCGCTCACGTCCGTATCAGAAATACGCCTGTGACGTGCCTGCGGAGATAATGAAAGAGCTTACAGAAGAACCTGTACCCAATTGGCGGTACTGGTTCTTTACTTTTCATGATAATCTTTCACTTACTGATGAGGATATCAAGCGGAAAATGGCTGCCGCTCCGAAAGGCACAAAGCTGTATAAAAACAAGATACTCGGTCTGAGAGGACGTGCAACAGGGCTTGTGTTTGACCTGCAAAAGCGAAATATCTTGACAGCAGAGCAGGCGAAAGCTTTCAATTATGTGTACTTCTCAGCCGGACTTGACACCGCTTACTCGCAATCCTCACCTGATACCATAGCGTTCACCTTTGTGGGCATAACGGCTGACAGAAAGTGCGTCACTCTTGACGAGGAAGTGTATAACAATCGTGACAGACAAGTGCCGCTCACGCCCTCCGACATACCGAAAATATTCACGGCGTTCTTGGAGAAAAATCGCAGGACGTGGGGCTTTGCACGAGATGTGTATATCGACAGCGCAGATCAGGCGACCATACTTGAATGTCAGAAGTTTGGACGGCTCACAGGCAGCATATATAATTTTATCCCGGCATTCAAGAAAACGAAAATAATCGACCGAATACACTTGCAGTCAGCTTGGCTGGCGGCAAGTGATTTTTATATCCTTGAGCATTGCAAGGAGTACGCAGGCGAGCTTAACATATACAGTTGGAAAGAGGATAAGGCTGAGCCGGAGGACGGCAACGACCACCTTATCAATTCCTGCCAGTATGCCTGGCTGCCGTATCGTGACAAGATAGGAAGTGTGAAGATTGACTAAATTCAGCATAGGAAGCAAGGTGAAAAATATGATAAGAAACTGGCTTGATATCCAGCCTGCACCCGAATACAGTATAACTATCACAGAGAAAACAGGTTTTATGACAGATGTGATAAGGTCACAGCTTTGGTATCGTGGTGACGCCGCAGAGCTTTCACAGTTCTTTCGTCAGCTTAACTTAGGCACTAATTCATTCTGGAGCAGCGTCCCTGAGAATGAAAAGATACGCAAGATACATAGCGGTCTGCCTGCAATAATCGCCGATACGCTTTCATACATTGTCTATTCTGATATGGACGATATCAAGGTCACAGGGGACAAAGCAAAGGCTGACTTTGATAATATTTCCGAGCATATAGACTTCACAGAGCTGACAGGCAAGGCGATAGTTACCGCACTTGTTGACGGCGACGGAGCTTTCAAAATATCGGTGGATACTGAGCTTTCTGATACGCCAATAGTCGAGTTTATCGGCGCTGACAAGTTGGAGTATAGCTTTGTGCGTGGTCTGCTGAACGAGGTCGTTTTTCATTCTGTGCATTATGCAGGCTCAAAGAGATTTCACCTTGAAGAGCATTACGGCAAGGGATACATAGAAAGCCGTCTGTATGACGATAACGGTCACGAGGTCGGCTTGGACAACGTGCCTTGTCTTGCACAGATACCGCCTCGAACTGAGTTTGAGGGCGAGTATATAATGGCTGTGCCACTGAAATTCTTTTCATCACGAAAATATCCAAACAGAGGCAAGAGCATTTTTGACGGCGGTAAGTCTGATTGCTTTGACGCTTTGGACGAGGTGATCTCACAATGGTGGGACGCTATCAGAGCAGGAAGGGTAAAGCAGTATATCCCCGAAAGCATGATACCTAGAGATCCTGCAAGCGGTAAGCTTAAAGCTCCTAACCAGTTCGGCAACAGTTACATAAGCATTGACCCACCGCTTTCGGCAGAGGGTGCAGTGCCTAAGATAGAAGTAGTTCAGCCTGATATCAAGTATGAGGCGTTTGTGGCAAGCTATACGAATTGCCTGCTTATGTGTCTGCAAGGGCTTGTATCTCCTGCCACGCTTGGCATAGATGTGGGCAAGATGTCAAGTGCGGACGCTCAGCGAGAGAAGAAAGACGTTACAGGCAACACCCGAAACACTATTACAACGGCTCTTGAAAAGGCTCTGCCGCAGCTTGTTTCTGCGGTGCTTATGACCTATGACAATATGCAGGGCAAAGCCCCTGAGACTTATGAGGTGACAGTTGACTTTGGCGAGTACGGTGCACCTGACTTTGACAGCAGAGTTGAGACTGTGGGCAAGGCAAGCACATATGGTATTATGTCAGTTGAAACGCAGGTGGAGGAGCTGTGGGGCAGTTCTAAAGAGGACGATTGGAAAGCTGCAGAGGTCAAGCGGATAATGCAGGAAAAGGGGCTTACAGAGGGTGAGCCTACTGCGGTAGGTGATGAGTACGCTTAATTTTAAGGACATAGCCAAAATATTTGAGGAGATAGAGCTAAGGCTCATATCTTCGCTGAAACGCAATCTCAAAAGGCACAAGGCGGAGGAACAGCGATACGGCTTTGAATGGTCTGCTTGGCAGGCTGAGAAACTGAAAAATATGGAGAACTTCCGCCGCGAAAACCTCGACATCATGAATGAGTACGTTGACGTTATCGACGATCAGACAAGACAGCTTATGACGGAGCAGTTTCAAGAGGGTCAGCAGCAGGCACAACGGAGCGTCCAGAAGCTTTCTGACGAGCCTATAACACCTATCCCCGACAAGCATTTCTTTGGCGTGAACGAAAAGAAAATGGCAAAGCTTATGGAAGACGTCACCACCCTTGAAAAGACCGCTGAAACAGCCGCTCTGCGAATGACAGACGATATTTACAGGCAGACTTTGAATAGGGTACAGCTTGCAATGGGAACAGGCTCTATGACGCTTAACGAGGCTATCGACCTTGCCACAAGGGATTTTCTCGACAAGGGCATAAACTGTATCGTATACGCTGACGGCAAGCGAGTGAACATTGCCGACTATGTGCGAATGGCTCTGCGGACAACTTCCACAAGGGCGGCATTGCAGGGTGCGGCGAAACGCTTTGCAGAGCTTGGGTATGATACGGTGCTTGTGTCGCAGTATGGCGGCTGTTCAAAGACCTGTGAGCCTTGGCAAGGTCAAGTATACATTGATGATGTGTTCACAGTATGGGAGGGGGAAAAGGATGAGTTTCAAGGCAAGTCAAATTACTGCGGTGAGTGGTTTTGGCTGCTGTCATACGCCGTAAAGAACGGGCTTTTTCACCCGAACTGCCGTCACACAATGACGCAGTATATACACGGCAGAACGCAGATACCTGAGCAGATACCGGCGGAGAAGATAAAAGAGCAGCGAGAGCTTGAGCAGAAACAGCGTGCAATGGAGCGGAAAGTCCGCAAGCTAAAACGCTTTGCGGCAGGCACCTGCGACCCTGATACAGCAAAGGAATACCGCCGAAAACTCAGACAAGCTCAGCAGGAATTAAAGGCGTTCGTTGATGAGCATAATGAGGTGCTGCATAGGGATTATGGTAGGGAGAAAGTGTATGGTGGTTCAATAAACAATGCAAAGGATATTGATATTTTCAATGAGAATGAAATGCCTGAAAATGCTGAAATAACAGCTGACAAGATCGTTGAAGAGTTAAAAACAAGCAAGATAGGCTTAGAAACGTTAAAAGATATTGAGAGTTTACCTCAGCGTATCAAGTTGACGTATGAAAGGCGGTCGGACGGAGTTCGAGGTGATGAAAGAAATGGTGAAATAAGAATATTCTTGAGTAACTGCAAGAATGTCAAATGGGCAGCACGTTCCGTTATTCACGAACGCACGCATTGGAAATACGGAATATCACAAAGTCAATGGTCTGAGTGTGTATGCTTGGCTCAAGAATTAAAACACGCAAGAAACAGAGATTACTTGACAATTTCAGAAAAGCGGACTATAATAAAAGCAGTAAAAGACGTTTATCCTGAATTTAACTGGAGAAAAGGGGGCTATGTTCATGGCAGAAGAAAATGATATTCTCACAAAGCTAAAAAAAGGCGAAAAAGTTGAGTGTCCTGTTTGCCATAACGGCTACTATGTTCCTGTGAATACAACAGCAGATAAGGCACATTACTTTGTCTGCACTAACAAAGAGTGCAACGGACATTATCGGTGGGAGCCGATAATCGATATTGAATAATACAAATAACCGCTTGACTAAGGTCGGGCGGTATTTTTATACCCAAAATCAGAAAGGACGGATAAATATGAATTTCGGACAGGCGATCGAAGAAGCAAAGAGAGGTAAGAAAATAGCAAGAAAAGGCTGGAACGGCAAAGGACAGTATGTTGAGCTTGCCACTAATGTTAGTTATAAATCACCTAATGGTACTGTGACAAATGTAAACCATAAGGATATGGGCAATAAAGCATTAGCGTTTGTGGGAACTTCTGGCGTACAACTTGGCTGGCTTGCAAGTCAAGCAGATATGTTGTCGGAAGATTGGCAGACAATAGACTAATCAAACATCGGAACTAAGCACCTTAACGGGTGCTTTTTTCATACACAAATTTAAGAAAGCGAGGTCAGAAAATGGACGAGAAAAAGAAACTCACTGATGAGGAGGAGAAGAAAACTCCCGACACTCACGAGGAGAAAAAGGACGAGCCAAAGGCTGAGGAAAAGCCTGCGGACAAGGCAGATGAGAACTCTGCCGACAATGAACAGCCTGCGGTGGACGATAGTCAGGCTGACGAGAACGGTGAGGGTGCTGATAAGCCTGCGGAAGATAAGCAGGAACAGCCAAGCGAGGATAAGTCCGACAAGCAGGACAATGCCGAGAACACACCTGACGAAAAAGATCAGGAGATACTCAGACTTAAAACTCAGATAGCCGCTATGCAGCTTGGTATCAAGCCCGACTGTATCGAGGACGCCGTTGCGGTGGCTGAAAGCTATGTGAGAAACGGCAGTCAGCAGGATATCAACGCCGCCCTTTCTGCGGTTGTGAAGAAGTATCCAGATATGAAAGGCGAGGGCGGCAAAAAGTCCGACGGCAAAAAGCAGGGAGGCTTCAAGGTCGGTGCAGGATCTTCAGATATTGATGAAAAGAAGCCACAGAGCAAACCAACAGCGCAGAAACGCTGGAACAAATTCAAGTAAAAACAGGAGGAATGAATCATGCCAAATCTTAATTATGCAGAAGTATGGAACCCCGAACTCTTGGAGATAAGGATCCAGGAAACACTGTCAAGCCCGTTCATCACACAGAACGTTAGGTGGCTTGACGCAAAGACTTTCCACTTCACACAGATGTCAACATCAGGCTACAAGAGCCACAACAGAAACGGCGGTTGGAACACAGGTAAGTATGTTCAGACGGACGTGCCTTTCACTCTTACACACGATCGTGACGTTGAGTTTCTTGTGGATAAGGCTGACGTTGACGAAACGAACTCATCAGCGTCTATCAAGAATATCTCAAAGGTATTCGAGAAAACACAGTCTGCTCCCGAAACGGATGCTCTGTTCTTCTCAAAGACAGCTCAGAGAGCGGCAGAGCTTGAGGGCTATCACTCATCAACAGCCGCTTCATCATACACAAAGGGTAATGTGTTCGACAAGCTCAAAGGCTTTCTTTCAGCAGGCAAGCTGAGAAGATACAAGGCAAACGGTTCTCTTATCATGTATGTGACTTCCACAATTATGGACCTGCTGGAGCAGTCTGACAAGTTCACACGAAAGATAGAAATGACGCAGATCGCAGAGGGAGGACTTGGTCTTAGAACAAGAGTGACCGACATTGACGGTGTGCCTATCATGGAGGTCATTGATGATGAGCGTTTCTATGACCGCTTCAACTTTGACCCTGAGGACGGCGGTTTTGAGCCTTGCGCTGCAAGCTATGTAAAGACCGCTGATACCGATATCGTGAGCGGTAAGGAGTATTACACCGAATCAAGCGGTTCTTACACTAAGGTATCAGGCACACCGAGCAAGTCTGCACTTGATACCTACTATGAAAAGGTCGCAGGCTCACACAAGATAAACGTGCTTATCGCAACACCTGAGACCACAAAGATAGTACCTAAGATCAACAGCATTTACAGCTTTGCTCCGGGCGGACACACAGAGGGTGACGGCTGGCTCTATCAGAACAGAGCGTTCTCAGATGTTTTCACTTTCCCGAACGGCAAGGACGGAAAGATAGACAGCATTTACGCTGACGTTGACACAGCAGAGTACAGCGAGTAAGGGGTGAGGGATATGTACCTCACCTCTACTGAGTTTTGCAATATCTGTCCTGAGTGTGATATCTCCGAAGAACAGTTCTCGGCTATTCGGCAAAGAGCTGAAAGCGATATCGACACGCTGACTTTCAACCGCATAACAGCAGAGGGCATTGACAGCTTTACAGACTTTCAGAGAGAGCGTATAAAGCGTTCCACAGCCTTGCAGATGAAATTCATCTATAACAATTCGGAGCTGTTAGAAAGCCCTCTGAGCGCTTACAGCATAAGCGGAGTTTCAATGTCATTCGATAAGTCAAAGGTGGTATCTCTTGACGGCGTTATCACAACACGTCAGGTCTACAATGTGCTTATGCAGACAGGACTATGTTACAGGGGGCTGATGTGATGAAGTTTCCTCGGCTTGTACCTGAAAGGGTATGCAAAACGCCCTGCAAGGTCTATCGAACGGACGGACTTAATCGTGACGGCTCAAAGAAGCAGACGGTCATATTTGAGGGCAAATGCTTTCACTCTGAGAAGTCAAGGCAGAAATTATCCGCAGATAAACAGCTTATAACCTTGTCAGGCGAGGCTCTTTTCTGCGGAGATATAGCCCCCGATAATGCTGTTATAGAGGGCTATGCGGTCATAGGCGGCAGGACGTACAAGATATATGGCTCTGAGAAAGCCAAAGACCCTGACGGCAGGGTGAATTACACAAGATTGGAGCTGATATAGTGGGCATTGAAATAAAGCTTGATATGCAGGCGATAAAGGCTATCGAAGACGCTGCTGTGAAGTCCGCTGAGGTGGCTATGGAGCAGGTGAGGGCAGACCTTGTAAGTGCTCAGACAATGCCGTTCGATACAGGCGATATGCAGAATAACCAGACCTTTGTCCACGCTGACGAAAGCGGTGCAAGTCTTGTAACAGGCTCTCCGCAGGCAAGACGTTTGTACTATCACCCTGAGTATCATTTTCAGAAAGGCAATAACCCCAACGCAGGTGCGGCTTGGCTTGAGCCATATATCACAGGCAGTAAAAAGGACCTTGCCAAAAATGAGTTTGTGGCAGAGTTCAAAAAGAGGACAGGCGTATGAATTTACTTAACATAGCGGATATGCTGAGCGATATCCTCACATTCGAGGACGTGTACGCAGGCGCTATTGACGGCAACCTTGACAAGTGCATAGGTGTGTACAACGCAAAGACCTCAAAGCCGCAGCGTATCTGCATAGGCGGAAAAGCCTGCACCAAAACACTTGAAAAACATATCTCGGTGCTTATCCACTGGACTGATAACCCCACGCAGGCAGAGATAAAGGCTCAAAGCGTTCTTGATATCCTATCCGATATCCGTCAGTATAAGGGTGACGGCTTTACGGTAAAGTATCTCGAATGCAAAGAGCCTGTTTCTGTTGGCAGGGACGAGCGAGGCGTGTGTGAATATGTTATCGAGGCAACAGTATATTACGAAAGGAATGAATGAGTATGGCAAACACAACAGGAGTTTATCCCGTATATGAAAACCAGTTCAAGATAGACAAGACAGGCGGTGACGGCTCGACAGAGGGCAATCTTGTGACTATTGCCGATATGGAGAGCTTTTCAGTATCCATTGACGGCAATATCGAGGAGTGGAAGCCTTTTGATCAGCAGGGCTGGACAAGACGTTTGCTCACTGGTAAGTCTATCACTATCAGTATCTCAGGCAAGAGAAACGTCGGTGACGCAGGCAATGACTACATCGAGAGCCTTGCACTCAAAACAGGTGCTGCGGCGACCTCAACCCTTGTGTGGAACTTCCCAAGCGGAGCCAAGCTTGTTATCAAGGGCGTTGTCAGCGTAACAGAATGGGGCGGCGGAGATTCAACAGCAGTCGCACCGCTTGCGTTCGACTTTGCTTCCGACGGCAAGCCTGAGTTTACAGAGGCGACAGCGTAATAACACAGACAAAACAGGGGAGCGTTCAAAGCGCTCTCCTAATTTTATATATCAGAAAGGATAATAACTATGGCAAAGATGTATACACTCGACAGCAAGCTTCTTACAGGTACACCTGAGATAAGAGTAGGCGACAAGGTCTACCCTGTGGACGACAGGCAGAAAACTGTCAGGAAGATACTTGACATCTGCGACAAGAACGCTGAAAAGAAAGACCTTGATATGATAGACGAGGTTTTCAAGCTTGCGTTCGCACCAAAGGACTACAAGGAGATAGAGGCAATGAATATGCCTTGGGCGGCATATCAGCAGCTTTTCACTCTTGTTATCTCAGCGGTAACAGGCGAGGACACAGAAAAGACAGAGGCTCGATTTCCGCAGGAAAACGCAGAGTAAGTTTGAAGAAAGCTGGTACGATCTTGACTATGACCGAGAGCTTATCATACAATCCATTGCAAAGCAGTACAATATCCTGCCCTCAGAGCAGGAAAATCTGCATTACAGCGATTGGTACAGGCTCGTTGCAGGGATTATGCACGATACACCACTGGGTCAGATAGTTCGTATCAGGAGCGAAGACAACAAGGATATCATAAAGAAGTTCGACAGGTATGAAAAGCAGATACGCTCAGAGTGGACGGCGTTCAGAAGTCAGAAAGCAAGAGAAACGTTCACAGAGCAGGACAAGCTTGAAACTGCGAGATACTTTGAAAGGCTGTTCAAGGGAATGTTCGGAAAGGCAGGTGATAAGTAATGGCAGACGGAGCAAGTGTTGGTGTTATATCTCTTGACCTTGTGATAAAAAACAAGGTGCAGGAGCAGCTTGACAAGATATCTGCAAGCATACAGAACGGCTTTTCAAAGCCAGTAGAACAGGCAGAGAAAGCTGTTGAGAACGCTATGGATAAGACTGCTAAAGCCATAGACGAGGGCTTTGGCAGTGCGTCGGAGATCGCTCAGAAGAGTATGCAGGAAGCTGTTGAAAAGGCAATGGCTGAGTATGATAAGCTGGGTAAAAAAGCGCAGGAAGCGGCAGGACAGACAGATAATATCAAGCCTAAAACTGTTCAGGTGAACTATGACCCTGAGTATGACACTACAAAGGTCGAAGCTGAGGTCAATGAACTAACTGATAAGATAGTTCAGAAAATGCAGGACAAGACTAAATCAAGTTCTGCGAAAATAAGTCAGACAGCGGCGGAAACGGCAAACAAGTCAGCCGAAAGCGTTTCAGAGCAGACAACAAAAATGGACGATATTATCGCAGGCTTTGCTGAAAGTGCCGTGCAGAAAATAAAGACTGTTGCAGGCAGGATAAAAAGCGGTATCGGCTCAGCTGTCAGCTTTGCAGGCAAGGCGGTGAAGTCAACTCTTGGAGGGGCTTTTAGGACAATGCGTTCGGCAGGCTCAAAGGCTGTTGACGCAGTTAAATCCAAATTCAGCAGGCTTAAAACAACTATCGACAGCACTTCAAAACCGCTGAGCAAGTTTACTCATTCGCTCAAATCTGCGGCAAAAAGAGTGTTCTTAATGGCAGGCGTGCTTGTTTTGCTGAAAGGAATACGTTCCGCTGTTGCAAACGCTGTTTCAGGCAATGAAGAATTTGCCAAGTCCTTAAACGAAATAAAAGCAAACCTTACCATAGCTTTCACACCGATAATGAACACAGTTATGCCGTATCTCAATACGCTTATGACGGGCGTAGCGACGGCGACAAAAACTGTGGCGGCGTTTATCTCTGAGCTTTTCGGCGCCACCTATCAGAAGTCCTTGCAGGCGACAAAGCAGGCACAGAAGTCAGCGGAGAAGATAAAGAAAACTCAGGACACTTACCTTGCGGACTTTGACGTTGTAAGAGTTGCACCGGATCAGAGCAAGTCCGATACAGACAGTTCAGAGGGCGGCATTGATTACTCAGCCATAAACGGCGACAACGTTCAGCTTCCTGATTGGGCGGAGCGTATGAAAGACGCCATTAAGTCGGGTGACTGGGCAGGAGTAGGCTCTCTTGTGGCTGAAAAGGTCAACGGAGCTTTCGCATACATCAACTGGGACGGTATTCAGAAAAAGCTGAATAGCTTTGTGGATAAGCTTACAGACGGTCTGAACAGCTTTATTAACGGCGTTGATTGGACAGGTCTTGGGGACAGCTTCGGCGGCGGTATAAACACAATTTTTGGCGCAGGATACCGCTTTATGAAGAAGTTCGATTGGGCAGGCTTCGGCAAGGGTACGGCTAATTTTCTTAACGGCGGTATAAAGAAAACGAATTGGTCGCTTATCGGAAAGACCCTTGCTTCAAAATGGCAAGCTACTATCGACTATCTTTATTCGTTCGTTACCACCTTTGATTGGTCGGGCTTTGGCTCGTCCATAGGCACTTCTGTGAACGGCTGGTTTGATGAGATTGATTGGGGCAAGGCAGGAACGACTATCTCTGAGGGCGTGAAAGGTCTGCTTGATACGGCAATAAATTTCCTGCAAACTGTGAATTGGCAGGGCATAGGCGAAAAACTGTGGACGTTCATTTCTACAATAGATTGGAGCGGTATTGCCACAAAGCTTTTCAAGACCATAGGCTCAGCTATAGGCGGTGCGGTATCGGTGCTGTGGGGCTTTATCAAGGACGCTGTTTTCAGTATCCGTGACTACTTTACGGAGAAGATACAGGACTGTGGCGGTAATATCGTTGAGGGGCTTTTCACAGGTATCGTTGACGCTTTCAAGGACATAGGCACTTGGCTTTATGACCATGTTCTTACACCATTTATTGAGGGTTTCAAGAACTGTTTTGGTATTCACAGCCCTAGTAAGGTCATGGCTGAAATGGGCGGATATATCATACAAGGTCTGTATAATGCCGTATCTGAGGGTATTGCAAAGATAAAGGAGATCTTCACAAAGCTTCTTAACGCTGTCAAGGGCGTTTTCAAAGGCATAGGCAAGTGGTTCAAAAAGACCTTTTCAGACGCTTTCGGAGGCGTAAAGACCATTCTCAACGGCATTATAATGTTCGTCAAGAGCATTTTTACAGGCAATTGGAAAAAGGCTTGGCAGGGTGTAAAGAAGATCTTCAAAGGCGTGTGGGATACGCTTTACAGCGTCGTGAAAGCACCTATAAACCTAATTATCGGTGCAGTAAACAAAATGACCAGTGCTATTGAAAGTGCGGTCAACTGGATAATCGACGGCATTAACAGCCTGAGTTTTGATGTGCCTGATTGGGTGCCTGGCATAGGTGGAGAAACCTTCGGCTTTGATCTTGATACAATAAGCATACCTGAGATACCAAAGCTTGCCACAGGCGGACTTGCGACAGCACCGACCCTTGCAATGGTGGGCGATAACAGGAACGCAAAAGCAGACCCGGAGGTGATCTCACCTCTTAGCAAACTGCAAGGTATGCTTGATAACGGCAAGCTTGACGAGGTGTTAAGGGTGCTGAACGCTATACTTGATTGGCTGAAAGCTTATGACCCTGTGTTCTTCGGAACAGTTGACAGCAAGGTGCTTTTCAAGTGTATGCAGGACAGCAACAATCAGTATAAACGTAAGACGGGAGTGAGTGCATTTTGACAGGAACATTGCTAAAGATAAATGGCGTGTGGGTTACAGACCCTGACCCTGATAGCTGGAGCCCTGTAAACTGTTACGAATGGACGGCAGGTTCAGGACGAGTGAATACAACAGGTCTGTTTGTGGGTGCAAGAAAGTTCTGCAAATACAAACTGCCTTGCAAGTGGACAATGCTTCCTGTCGCAGATTCAGCCGAGATACAATCCCTTATCGAGGACGGACCCGACTTTGCAGAACTGGAGTTTTGGCACAATGGCAAGTATTATTCTATATCCGCCAACGCAAGCGACTATGTACCGCAGGGGCTTGTCAGACTTGACGGCGGTGAGTATTACAAGAGCTGTACTGTCACATTCGCAGAACGTTAGGAGGGCATATGTACACCATAGCAAGCAATGAGATAACAAGCAGGATAGAGAGTTACAAAGCCTTGTGGGGTATGTGGATAGAGGACGCTCAGAGCGGAGCACCTGTGGCATATGATGGCATTCAGAACGTTCAGACGGACATTCAAGCAACTTCTCTGAGTGATGATATAGAGCTTGGTGCGGTCTGTTCTCAGAGTGTGACGGCAGAGCTTGTTGACGACGGAACTAAGTATCTTGGGAATGAGTATGTTTTCAGTTTGTATATGAAAGACAGCTCGGCATTTACCACCTACTCCACCCTAGAAGCCTACACCTACGCTGAGCTTTCAAAGCTGACAGTAGAGCAAGTCAGCAAGCTTGGAGAGGTGCTTGACGGAGAGAGGATACCCCTTGGACGTTTCACCTGCGTGAAGTCGAAAAAGTCGGGCGGAAATACTGAGGTCACTTTTGCGGATAGGCTTTACTTCTCCGACAAGACCTATGTGCCAAAGGTCAAGCTACCTGCGTGGTCAAAGGCTGTTGAGGATGACATATGCAAGCAGCTTGGACTGCAAAACGGCAACGACTACACCATCCCTGCAAAGCTCCGTGTAAAGGGCGGTGCAAGGCTTTACGGCAAGGGGCATATACGCTTAAAGACCGCAAACTTCGACTTCAAAATAAGCTCTATACCCAAAGACACCACAATGCGGCAGATGCTCAGCTACATAGCTTCGGCACAGGGTGAGTTCGG